TATTGAACAGCCATTAACTCTCTTCTTTGAAACTCTTTAGCTTGAGCTACTGCTTTGTTAATTCTGTTTTGTGCAAGAGAAGCTCTTTTCTCTATATCTGATTGATCTTTTGCTTTTTCTTCTACTTGAGGAGAAACTTCAAAATCTTCTTTAATTTGATCATCAGTAACTGGAGTAACTTCATTGTTCTGATCTAAAACAATATCAACTGCACTGTCTTGAACCTCGTCTTCTACTCTTCTATGTTCTGGTACTGCTGCTTTTTCTATCTTCTCATCTGTAATTTCTACATCAATGCTTTCTACTTCTTCAATGTTTTGCGCTTCTTCTGCCATTATTTACTCCTATAAAGATTTAATATCGTCCGGATCTAATATGGTAGCTATGACTTCGTCATCGTTAATGATTCTAACCTCATGGTCATCTTCCAATCTAAAACGAGTTCCAGCATATCTGCCTATTAAAATCCAGTCCCCTTTTTTACACCAGGCATCACTGCCAAATTTGTTTTCGTCTTTATAAGATAAAGGTCCAACCTTTAACACATAGCAAATGACTGTAGATAAAGCTTCTCTATCTACGGTTTCTTTTACTAATTGAATGCCAGCTTCTGTAACTCCCTTGCCTTTATAAGGCAACACCAACAAACGCCATCCTGATGGATTGGGCATTCTGTCTAGTAGGGATTTATTAAGTAGCTCTGGATCGAGGACTTTCTCTTCTTGGCTTACAAAGGCTTTATCTAATTCAGATGACTGTTCTAGATTATTTTCTGCAAGCTTTTCTTTATGTTTTTCAAACTCTGTTTTTGCGACTTTTTCATTCATCGATATTATCCATATGCAGCGTTTCTTGTAAATCTTGTATGAGTGAGCGAATCGCCGACAACTCTCCCATAAGGTATTTGTAATCTTCCATCGATTTTATATTGCCACCGGCAATTATGTCAACCGCGTTCTGTTCTCTTTGTCTTAAAGTCTTGAATAAATATTCTGCTAAATTTACAGCATCCATTGGCTCTCTCCTGCCTATGTTTGTTTATCTCTCCCTAGGATTTCCTCGCATAGGGGATCTTGTTAAGCTTGGTCTACTGCCAAGCGTTGGAAGTGTGGGAAGTGTTACAGACGGTAATGATGGCATAGAAGGCATAGCTTGAGGTGCCATTGGTTGAGGCACTACAGGTGCTGGTGCTTGTGGTATTTGAGGTATGATTCCAGCTTCAATAAGACTAGCATTAACGGCTTCCATATCAATGTCAGGTATTTGTACTGTTTGCCCAGTAGGTAATGTAATAGGTTTCATGGGAGATGGCATTGGTAACAAACTATCAGGCATAACTTGAGACTTAGCTTCACCCGGTCCTCGTGCTCTCATATCAGTAAGATTATAATCTGATGGATTTACAGATGTATCAGGAAGAAAAGCTTTACCAGGACCACCCACGGATACAGGATCTTGTGGAGCTGGAGCTGGAGCTGGTGTAGTAACAGGTGTTCTTTTTGGTGTTGTGTCTATGTCTCCTCTATCCTCAAAAGTCATAAAGTTTTCTTTAGCTTTGTTTGCTTCTTCTTTATTTAAATAAGTATAAGGTTTAGCTGAATCAGGCACTCTACTCCAACCTTCAGTAGTACTACCACCTTTACCGGTAGTAGGATCAAACCAATGGAATGTCATTGAGTTTATGTATTCACCGCCCAATGCTCTACTACCTAGATCACTATAAGCAAAAGGATCATACTCTGGTTGTGGTGTAGGGACTGGCATTGGCATAACTGGTTGAGTAGTTATTGGTCCCGGATCAATAACAGGCTCTTTAATCGGTTGTTCTATGGGCACTCTAGGTGGTGCAGGTTGAGCCATTTCAGGAGGAGGTGTGGGACTAGGCATAGGCATTATCGGTCTTTCATATGGCCTTCTAAAATTATCTCCTATTGCATCTGTTCTTCTGTCAGTAGGCATGAAAGCTTGTTCTGGTTGAACAGGAGCTTGATAGCCTTCAGGTGTAAAATATGCTGGACCACCTACGACTAGACTGGGTCTAGGTTGCATAGGCTGTGGAGGTGCTGGCATTTTTTGTATTTTTTCAAAACCTCCCACTGATTGGTCTTGTACGCCAGGTGCTACTGGAGGAATTGTTGACATTAATAGATTCCGCTAAACTTAGTTCCTCTTAAAGCAGCTCCACCGCCACGAGACTTTCCAGCCCCAAATGGTTTAGGTGCGCTTCCGTTAGCGACTTCTTCTGGTCCTGAGTAATTAACAGTACCTTGGTCTTTGATAGTAACGCTTGATTTAACGCCTTTTACTTTTTCCATTTTTATTACCTCTTTTATTTTTTGACCTTCTTGCCTCTTCAAGGGCTATAGCAATGGCAGTCTTTTGTTTCTTTCCACTGCGAGTCAATTCACTTATGTTAGCAGATATTGTCTTCTTGCTACTACCTTTTTTTAAGGGCATTACTTTTTCTTCTTAGTAACCTTTACCTTTGGTTTAGTTACCTTGGCCTCAGTCTTAGAGACGGCTTTAGGCTTTTTGGTTGCAGTTTTCTTTTCGGGTTTGCTTTCTTTAACGACTTTCGCGAGTATTTCGTTAGCTTCTTTGTCGGCTTCTTTCGCGATTTTGTCGATGTCGATATTTGCATTCTCATTGACGATCGGTTGATTGGCATTGATCCTTTGCTCCTCTTCTAACTTTAATTGTTTCTTTTGCATTTCTGCTTGTTCTTTTCTTAATGAACTCATCTGTTACCTCTCATAATATCCATTGCTTTAAATTGTGCAGCCTGGTCTATTCTTTCTTTCGCTATATCGTCTTTCATAAGAGCAATATCCTTTTGAATACCCAAACGCTGCTCTGACAAATCATTGTTTTCCATAGCCCTCATAGCATCAAACTGTTGTTTCTGAGCAAACTCTTCACGCTTGCGCTGTACATCATCAGCTTTGATATCTAGTTCTTTACCTCTAAGCTCAACCAAAGGATCTGGTTGCGGTGGAGGTGGCATGAACATAGCATTGATTTGTTCTGTTAATCCTGACACAACAGCAGCAATATCTTTAGCTACGTTCTCTTGTAGCTTCTGTTGATATTCCATACCAACTTCTGGTGGTAGTTGTTGTATCTGTTGAACCATAGATTGGAACTCAGGATTTTGTGCGTTTTGCTCATCTACAATTTCAGCAGCTCTAAATGAAATATGCTGATAGATATGGGCTTGTATCATAGACAACACAACTGGGTTGGATTGTGCAGTGATTGTTCCATACAAAGACATGTGACTGTTGATGTGTGCATCATGATCTTGTCCAGCAAAAGCTTGTGCTGGCATACCAGCGATTAAACTTGCGTTTTCATTAGCTGGATCCATAGGTTGTGGTTGAGGTGGTGGAGGTAATAACTGTTCAATGTTCTGTACACCCATAGAAGAATACATTCTTCTGTAAGCTTCATATATTCCAGTGGGACCATGAATTTCTGGATTACTCTGTACAGTTCTCAATAGTTCTTGAGCCATCATGACTCTTTGACTCATAGAGAAAGTATTGGGATCTGATACAGGTAATACGTCTACTCTGTTATCAAAGTCCATAGCTTTAATCATCTGATTGCCATTAGCCGTAGAATAAGGGTAAGACGGTGGTAGTGATTCTGAAAACACTTTAGCTAGGATTTCAAACTCAATCCTTTGGCTTGCGTGTAGTCTTTTATGTATCGCACTCATCACACGAGTACCGCGTTCTAATAAAGCTATCGTTGTACCTACTGGTGCATTTTGATTGCCATCTCCAACTTGTGTATCGGCAATAGATGCGAAACGCCTACCGCTATCAACCAATATCCCTAGGAGAGAGAGTAGGGTTTGACTTGGCTCCTTAAAAGGCAGCGGAACAAAAGCGTCTCGCAAACTACCACCGGGAGCATCCATATCTCTGAACTCTCCAGGTTGCAAAGGCTGATCATCATTGCGGATACGAATACCACGCGCTTTGAATCCAGCCGGTAAGTTAGAAAGAGTTCCAGCATCTATAAGCTGTCTAAGTATTGATGTAGAAGCTTTAGATAAGCCACCAATCATGTGAGTCAAACCAAATCCATAAAATCCTAGACCCGGTAAAAATTTGTAATGTACGAAGTAATTAATCCTTTGCTTCAAAGGATCTTCTTCTCTGTAGTTTCTTCTAACAGATAAAACTTTATTGTTAGCTATGGTTACGATGTATGGAAGTTTGATTCCTGTTTCTTCGCCTTCTGCATTGAGGTCTTCATATCCTGGTATATCTAGTTCTGTATGAATCTCATAGACCTTACAGGTATCATCATCGTTGTAACTTGGGCTAACGCCTTGTAATTCATCTATCTCTTCTTGAATGCCATCAGTATCCGATGCCAACATATTGCCAGAATCTACATCCACATCACTATAGAAACCTATCTGTTGTAGTTTCTTAATGTCGTTTATAGACATATTGATTACGTGAGTAATCCTAGTAGCACTGTGTAAGTCTGTAGCAGCGTAAGGTACGATTAAGTCTTCACTTGGAATAAACTTAGATACTGCTCTGCCTAGATTCTGATCGTAGTAAACCTTTCTAAAGGCTGAACCAGACAAAGGTAGGTAGAACAACATCTGATCCGTTTCAGGATCATACTCTTTCATGATCTGCATCAACTGATAGTTCATGAACTCTTGTACACGAGAAGCTTGCGCTTCACTGTCAGGAGTAGTCATACCCAATACTTGTGTCTTAACTGGTCCTTGAGATGGTAGTAATTCGTTATAGGCTTGCGCTTGGAACTGAGTGACGGATTCTGCTAATAACGGATGCATCACCCCGGATGCGCCTTCAAATGGTTGAGATCTCTCTTCGTACTTCATACCAAGATACTCAAGGCCGTCTTTGTAAGTCTTTTCCCAATCGCTACGAGAATCCTTATCAGCGTCAATGTTACCCATCAAATCATTCTTTAAAGAATTCAAATCAGAGTCATCCATCAAGTCTGCTAAGTTAGCAGAGAATTCTGTGTCATCCACAGGCTCCGGCGTATTGCCAAAAGCAATCGTACCGTCTTCTAGTTCTTCAAATGATTCTAGTTCTGGATCTTCTTCAGTCACATCGACTTCGATATCCATCCCTTTGGTTCGGTTCCTAACCTGAAGTTCTTCTTGTTCTTCAGGATCAATTGCCTTGTCTATATCTGCCATTATCTATTACCTTTTAAAAAAGCTCTCCCCTGACCTTTTGTTGCTAGACCGCCATTCTTTTTCTTAACAGGCTTAATAACTTTTAAAGTTGAACCGCCATGTGCTTCATCAAGAGCTTTCTGTATTTCAGGTACATCAGACTTATAAGCTTGTTTGCCCTTGCGGTATCTCTCCTTGTCTTTATCAGAAGGCTTAAGTTCTTTAATTTCTTTAACAAGTTTCTTGATTAAAGACTTAGCTATTTTTTTAGCCATGATTACCTTTTAGAGTTCATGTAGGCTTTACCTAGCCCTTTATTAGCC